CAGTGGTTTTTAGACAGGCAAATCACGCCAGTTTTGAAGCTGTGGCCGGTCCCTGAAAACAGCACAGATCAGATTGTGTATGACCGGTTGGTTCGCCTGGATGATGCAGATACGGCGACAAACACCATACAAATACCTTTTAGGTTTTATCCGGCATTAGCTGCGGGCCTGGCGTATTATTTATCTATTAAAAAGGCCCCTGACAGGATTCAAGTTTTAAAAGCGTTGTACGAAGAAGAGATGCAGCGTGCAATGGACGAAGACCGAGACCGGGCTTCTTTTAATGTTGTACCGAGCTTAGCGTATTCTAGGAATATGTAATGGGTAAGTTTGCTGTAGGTAAAAACGCTTACGGTATCTCAGACCGCTCCGGTTTTCGCTATAAGCTAAACGACATGAAAAAGGAGTGGACCGGGATGCTGGTCGGTAAGGATGAGTGGGAGGCTAAACAGCCCCAGCTTAATCCGCGCCGCAAGGTCATTGATCCGCAAGCTTTGAAAGATGCTCGTCCGGACAGGGTAGAGCCTTTAGACGTTTTCGTGGGAGTGCCGTTAGTTGAGGCCCCTAATTTAAAGCCGGTGACTGGCTTTTGCCAGGTTGGTAGCGTGACGGTGGTGACCACATGAGTTTTACTTATGATCAGTTAAAAACAGCGATACAGGATTATACGCAAAACACCGAAACAAGTTTTGTAAATAATCTTCCTGTTTTTATACGCGTCGCCGAAGAGCGGATTTTGAAGAACGTACAATTGACGTTGTTCCGCAAAAACGCGACGGCAAACATGACTGCGAGCAATCAGTACCTTGCTGCGCCAAGCGACTTTTTAGCGCCGTTTTCGCTGTCTTACACGGACGGTGACGGCAACAAAGATTTTCTTGAGTACAAAGATGTAAACTTTATTCAAGAATTCAACCCGGATGCTTCCACCACAGGAGCGCCGCGTTACTACGCATATTTTGACGTTAGTAATTTTTTAATTGGTCCTACTCCCGATTTGTCGTACGCAGTAGAGCTTCATTACTTTTACCGGCCCGCTAGTTTGACATCCGGGTCGGGAAGTAGCACTACTTGGTTAAGCACAAATGCGGAAGTAGCTCTTTTATACGGATGCCTGATTGAAGCTTACACTTATATGAAAGGTGAAGTAGATATCATGCAAGAGTATGAGAAACGTTTCGCGGAAGCCGTGATTTCGTTAAAGAACTTCGGTGAAGCAAAAGAAGTTACCGATGCGTACCGAACAGGGCTTATTGTTAGAGATAAAGCTTAAACACTACTAGTAAGAGGAAAGAGAAATGGCTATCACACAAGCTATGGTTACATCGTTCAAAGTTGGCGTGCTTGATGGCACTTTCGACTTCAGCAGTGGCACGTCACAAGTATTTAAGATTGCTTTGTACACTTCATCAGCTACTTTGGATGCGACTACTACCGCGTATTCAGTGACTAACGAAGTTTCAGGCACAGGCTATAGCGCGGGCGGAGAAACACTAGTTATCTCAGCAAACCCAGCTTCAAGCGGCACTACAGCGTTTTTGGACTTTTCAGACGTTACTTGGTCTACGGCAACTATTACGGCTCGTGGCGCGCTGATCTACTTGGCTGATGGCGGTACTAACCCTGCTGTTGCAGTTCTGGACTTCGGTTCGGACAAGACCTCTACTGCGGGTGATTTCACTGTCGTGTTCCCTGCTGCTGATGCGAGCAACGCGATTATACGTATCGCTTAAGGGTAGGAAGTAATGACCGACGTTACTGTCCCACTCTCCGGTTGGGGATACAGCACTTGGGGTACGGATTCGTGGGGCGAAGGTAATGCTTTGCCAGTCGGTACCGGCGCTGTAGGGACAGTAGGCGTTGTAGGTAATGCGGTTGTTAATGTTACTGGTGTTGAAGCCACTATGGCTCTAGGCACCGCCGCTGCTCAGGCCGATGCTAATGTCTCGATTACGGGAGTCAGCGCTACAGGTATAGCCAACTATACTGTTTGGAACGTTGCGGTATACTTTGGCGGCTGGGGGCGCGGTGCTTGGGGTCAAGGCGCGTGGGGAGAGTCTATAGGGCTTTCTGCTACCGGTGCGGTAGGATCGGTTACAGTCCAAGAAGGCGCAAGTGTATTCCCAACAGGTGTTCAGGGCACTACCGTACTAGGAAACGAAGCAGTAGAAGCCGATGGGGCTGTAGAAGCACTAGGCAACGCAGCCACAGGTGCGGTTGGGACAGTTACCCTTATCGGTACCGCAGTAGTGAACGCTACGGGTGTTGAAGGCACGGGCGAGATAGGCGACGCCGGAGTACAAGGAAATGTAATTGTTAGCGCCACAGGCGTAGAGGCCACGGGCGAGTTAGGTACGGTAAGCGTAACAGCCGACGCCATAGTTACCGAAACCGGATTACAAGCTACTACAGCTCTTGGAAGTGTTACGGTAGAGCTAGTCCTAAATGTTGATGTAACAGGCGTTCAGGGCACTACAGCGCTTGGTGAGACAACCGAGACAGCGGATGCAAATGTATACGCCATTGGCGTACAGGCCACTGGATTTACAAGTAACGTACTGATTTGGGGCCAAATCGTACCAAACCAAAACGCAATTTGGACGGAAATAGCAGCATGAAAATAGTAAAAGAAGCAGTACAACTGGGCGACGCTATAGACCCCAAGCACGAGATTGAAGTGGTTTGCGCTAACTGCGGCCACGATGTAGATGAAGCGGAATTAAGCGCTGACACTTGTTCTGATTGCGGTGAAGCACTAAACTTGCGTCAGAATACAAAGATTTACGCGACAAGCGTACCGCCTGCCGGCGGTTCCACGTTAGTGTAAGTACTGGAGAAATTAAATGGCTACTTATGTAAATAATTTACGGCTCAAAGAAATCACCACCGGTGATGAGGACGGCACTTGGGGCACCAGTACCAATACTAACCTTGAGCTGATTACCGACGGTTTTAGCTACGGCACGAAGGAAATGGCGGCAGACGCCAACGAAACCTTCACAATGCCGGATGCCACAGCGGACGATACTCGTTCGTTCTACCTTAAGATTACCTCTGCGGTATCTCTGACATCTACCCGCGAAGTGACACTTGGCCCAAACACCGTCTCTAAGGTGTGGATGATCGAGAACGCTACTTCGGGCAGTCAGATCATTACGATCAAGCAGGGCTCAGGCGGTACGGTCAACGTACCCAACGGCTCTAAGGTCATGGTAGTCACAGACGGTGCAGGCTCAGGAGCGGCGGTACTTAACGCTAACCCCACAGAAGTCGGCGGTACAGTAACAAGCGTAGGCGGCACGGGCACAGTCAACGGCATTACCCTGACGGGTACCGTCACTAGCTCTGGAAACCTTACACTTGGTGGAACACTGGCCAACGTCGATCTAACTACTCAAGTAACCGGCACCCTCCCTGTAGCTAACGGCGGTACAGGCGTAACTTCCTCTACGGGTACTGGCTCGGTTGTTCTGTCTACTAACCCAACTTTTGCGGGTCTTACGACTACTGCGGATATGAACTTTGGGGATAGCGACAAGGCTATCTTTGGTGCGGGTAATGACCTACAGATTTATCATGATGGAAGCAATTCATTCATTTCAGATCAAGGCACAGGTCAACTTGTTTTATTGGGATCGAACGCGATTGCTCTAAACAACGCTGCTAACACTGAAAATATGCTAGTGGCGGAAGAAAATGGCGCAGTTACTCTTTACTATGACAATGCAGCCAAAATAGCCACAATCACCACAGGTATAGACGTTACAGGCACAGTGCAGTCTGACAGCTTATCGGATGGTAGCGGTGTAGGTAAGATCAGCTACGACTCTAGTACGTTCTTTTCCGGTGCATTTTCTGACGAAGTAACTGCCATAGGCAATACGGGAACAGCGGTGACGATTGACTGCGACGACGGTAACGTATTTACTGCGACCCTGACTGGTAATTGCACGTTTACATTAGCTTCGGCTAACAGCACGTCAAACCGAGCTACATCGTTTACGTTAGTTCTCACCAATGACGCCACAGCAGATAGAACAGTAGCTTTTGCAGGTGGTACTTTTTATTTTCCGGGAGGCTCGCTTTCTCGAAGTACAGAAGCCAATTATGTAGACATATACTTTTTCTTTTCGCCTGATGGCGGCACAACTTGGTATGTAACATTACCAGCTAAAAACCTAGCAACATCTTAATTTAAGACAGCCGAGGAGGCTACTAAAATGGCACTAACAGCAGAACAGCAGGCAATCGTAGACCAGCAAATTGCGGTGGAAGACAATCGTGCGGCTCACCAAGCATCGGAAGAAGCAAAACGAGCTAAAATAGATATGATACGCACGGCTAAAGAAATTTTAGTTGAAAATCGCCGTACTCAAGCAGCGGCAGAAGCTACAGACATAACTGCGAGTCAAATAACGTCTCTAGCTTCGGATTTAATCTCTTTTGTAAATAGTTAATGGATGTTTATGCCTATTTCTCATCACCTATATACCGTGAAGAGCGGCCAGAATGGGTGAAAGAAACACTAAAGCATACCCAAAAATACTATGAGCAAATAAAGCCTTCAGTAGTTAAGCAAACTACGCACATGGCAAATGACCCTGACCTTGGGTATTTAACGTCTTATTTTCGAGATAAAGGCGTTAGCATTTTAAAGGATCAGGGTTATTTAACAGACGAGTATGAGTTTTATGTGTCTGGTATGTGGGGCCAAGAGTTTGCGTGTACGGGCAGTAACATTATGCACGTACATGGTGACAGTCAAATATCAGGTTTTTACTTTTTAGAAGCACCTGAAGGTGGTTCTTACCCTATATTTGACGACCCAAGGTCGGGGAAACGTATGTCGGATTTGTGGGCAGCATCTAGCGATCAAGTGACTATGGCTACACCGCAGATACACTTTAATAATGTGCAAGCAGGGACTATGATGTTATTTAATTCTTGGTTGCCACACATGATTACACCGAACCATTCTACTAATCCGACAAAGTTCGTGCATTTTATTTTGTCTCAAAGAAAAAGGTTTATTTAATGCAGCATTTGCTTGCTCCGTACTCAAAAAAATTAGAGTCCTTTGCATGGTGGGAAGGTGCATTTACTGAGCAACAACTTAATTGGCTTCAAGCAAAAGCCAAAGAGGCAAAAAATGAAGCTTTAGTTGGTAGCGGAGGTAACGCCGTAATTAACGAAAGTGTGAGGCGTTCGGAGTTAAACTGGCTACATAAAGACCCTGAATGTGAGTGGGTTTTTGAGCGTTTAGCGCATGTTGCCGCAAAGTTAAATGCCGATTTTTTTAATTTTGATTTAACAGGGTTTAACGAGGCTTTGCAGCTCACAAATTACCATGAGGCACGACAAGGTAACTACACTTGGCATCAAGACTTTGGCAATGAAGGGCTTTCAAGAAAGTTGTCTATGGTGTTACAACTTTCAGACCCTAACGAATATGAAGGTGGAGAATTACAACTATTAACCGCAAAAGAGCCTACAACAATTCGAAAGAAAAGAGGTCTTATAACGGTTTTCCCTGCTTGGACTTTACACCAAGTTACTCCAGTGGTTAAAGGTACAAGACAAACATTAGTAACATGGATTTCGGGACCTGCATTTAAATGAAAACGGAATATAAAGATTTTATTGGGGTTTTTTCTGATGTTTTCCCAGAAGGGTTTTGCGAGCATTTGATAGCAGAGCTAGAAAGACAAAAAGAAAATGGTGCCGGTAGCAATAGACAAGAATCAGAGGGTGTAAAAAAACACATAAAAAACGATTTTCAAATACATCTAAACGGGAAGAATTTAAATTTCGAATTTTTTAACGAAAAGAACCCTGTAAATGTATTTTTTAATGGCCTTCAAAAATGTTACGAAGAATATTCAAACGAGTTTTCTGTTCTAAAAGACATAAATATAAACTGTAATAATATAAAGTTGCAAAAAACCACAAGTGGCGGGGGATATCACGTTTGGCACAGTGAGCAAGGTAATGGTGAGCAATCTAATCGTGGATTAGTTTATATGCTTTACTTAAACACATTACCAAAAGAAGCCAATGGAGAAACGGAATTTTTATACCAACAGCGTAGAATAAACCCTACTGCGAATACAATGTTGCTATGGCCCGCAGCATTTACCCACGCACACCGAGGAAACCCTGTGTATGGAAATAACTCAAAATACGTCGTTACAGGATGGTTTTACCATGAGTAACTATCAAAAAGACGGATATGAAACATTTAAAAATTTAGTTGACGCTAAAACCATAAAAACAATATCCCAGTATTTTGAAAACAAAATAAGATTAGGTGAGTGGAAAGAGTGTTTGGAAGAAAGCACAAGAAAGCCTAGCCGATACGAATACTACGGAGACCCACTCATTGAAGTTATGTTAGTTGAATGCCTCCCTTTGGTAGAAGAAAAAACAGGGTTAGAGCTTGAGCCTACCTATTCTTTTTCTAGAATTTATCAATCGGGAGAAGAGTTAGAACCGCACATAGATCGCCCCTCTTGCGAAGTTAGTGTCACCGTAAATGTGGCTTGTACTGGGGATATCTGGCCTATATGGATGCAATACAAAGATAACGATCCGGTAAAATGTATGTTAAATCCGGGAGATGCAGTGATATATAAAGGGTGCGAAACAACACATTGGCGCAGAAAACTTCCCAATAATTGTCTTAACGTGCAGTTTATGTTGCACTATATAGATAAGAACGGAAAAAACGGCGCATATAAGTTTGATGAAAGGGGTTCTTTGGGTTTTCCCGCCCCGATTAGGAGTAATTAGTCATGCCAATAGGTACAAGCAAAGTAGGCCTGTTTGGAGGTAAACCGACTGTTGTGGCGGGCTGCGAAACTTTTAATAGTCCGGGAACTTTTACTGTTCCGGAAGGTCTTGAGATTGTTTGTCTCGTTGGCTTTGGAGCCGCAGGTAATCCCGGAAACGCAGGCTGTCCGGGAGGTTTTGGTTCGGGTGGAAACGGTGGAAACGGGGGTCCGGGAGGTAGAACCGGAGGTAGTGGCGGTAGTGGATACC